ACGAAGGTCACTTTTGGTAACGGAACTTGATTTAACAGGAGTGAAGGATGGCATATCCTACTGTTGGTGGCCCTTACGGCCTCGTTCCGGTAAAACTGTTGAGCGGTACTCCCTATGTTGGGACTGTTCGCCACTACTCTATTGCTAGTGGCTACGGCACTTCTATCTTCTACGGGGACGCTGTAAAACTGGTTACCGGAGGCACTGTTGAGCGTGATACGTTCGATGCTGCTATGACTCCAATCGGAGTCTTCATGGGTGTTACTTACACCGATCCAAATACGTCGCAACTTACCTTCAAGCAGTACTATCCTGCTAGCACCAGCGCGTCTGACATCAAGGCGTATGTGTGCGATGCAACCGATGTTCTGTTCAAAGTAGCAGTCCTGTCTTCGGGCACTACTATTGGTGATCTGGCGCAGACCGATGTCGGCGCGAACGTTGCTGGTGTAGACAATACTGGCGATACCGTTTCGGGTAACTCCCGTTGTGGTATTTCGGACACGTCTGCAACAACAGCTACGCTTCCGTTCCGTATCGTTGATCTGGTCGAAGAGACCAAGAACAGCTCTGGTGGATTTACTGAAGCGTATGTGAAGTGGAATGCGGGTCACGCATTCGACAACACTACTGGCGTATAAGGAGGGTTAAGTAATGGCTATTTCTCGCGCCCAACTACTTAAAGAACTCCTTCCCGGCCTGAACGCGCTGTTCGGATTGGAGTATGCAAAATACGGCGAAGAGCACGCCGAAATCTTTGAAACCGAGTCCTCAGATCGCTCATTTGAGGAAGAGACCAAATTGAGTGGATTCTCAGCCGCACCCGTCAAGAATGAAGGCGCTGCGATTGAGTATGATAGCGCTCAAGAGGCTTGGACTGCTCGCTACAACCACGAGACAGTGGCTATGGGCTTCTCGATCACCGAGGAGGCTATTGAAGATAACTTGTACGACTCTCTGTCGGCTCGTTATACGAAGGCACTTGCTCGGGCTATGGCGTACACCAAGCAGGTCAAAGCTGCTTCCATCTTGAACAACGCGTTTGATTCAAGCACCACCTATGGTGATGGCAAAGAGCTTTGCGCCACTGACCACACGCTTGTCAGCGGTGGTACCAACTCGAACGAACCCAGCACTGCTGCTGACCTTAACGAAACCTCTCTTGAGGCGGCTGTTATTCAGATTGCAGGTTGGACCGACGAGCGTGGGCTGCTGATTGCTGCCAAGCCTCGCAAGCTGGTTATCCCGCCGAACCTCCAGTTCACTGCAACTCGTTTGCTGGACACTGATGGTCGTGTGGGTACTGCGGACAATGACCTCAACGCGATTCGTAACAACGGGTCAATTCCCGAGGGCTACGCAGTCAACCACTACCTGACTGACACGGACGCATGGTTCCTGATGACCGACGTTCCTAACGGCCTCAAGCACTTCGTACGTAGCCCGATGGCTACCTCTATGGATGCTGACTTTGATACTGGTAACAGCCGGTACAAGGCCCGTGAGCGTTATTCATTCGGCGTGTCCGATCCGCTGGGCATCTTCGGATCGCCCGGAGCATAATGTTGAGGGGGGCAAGATCTTGCCCCCCTTTATTTTATTTGGTATAAAAACACAATTCCTGACAGTTCCATTGGGGAACTGACGCTAGCCAAGACAGGAGATGTACATGGCTAAAACAACCTTCTCAGGTCCAGTACGGTCGAATCGTGGCTTTACCGCTGCCGGTTCCAACGCGATGGTGAACATCACCGCAGAGACCACTCTGACCTATGATGACCACGTTGGTCGCATCATCAAGATCAACGACGCCGATGGCGCGGTCACTCTCCCGACCATTTCAACCGAAACTCTCGGTGCCCGTTACACCTTCTACGTAGGCACTGACTGTACCGATTGTGACATCAAAACTGACGGCACTGACAAGTTTGTTGGTTCGCTGTCTGTCATGGAAGCGTCTGGACTGACCGAGACTTACGCCCCCGCTGCATCCAACGATGTCATCTCGATGAACGGCACCACCACTGGTGGCGACAAGGGATCTTACGTCGAGATCACCGCTATCGAAGACAACGTGTACCTCGTGCAGGGAATGCTTCTTGGTTCTGGTGAAGCCGTAACTCCTTTCGCTGATAGCTAATAGGAGGCCTTGATGGCTGATGCAGTAACCTCACAAACGCTTGTCGATGGGCCAGCGCACGCTGTTATGAAATTTACTAATATTTCTGATGGCACAGGTGAAAGTGCCGTCACGAAAGTTGATGTCAGCGCCTTGCAGACCAGCCAGAATGGTGATGCTTGTACCGGAGTTCAGATCGAACGTATCTGGTGGCAGTGTATCGGCATGAAGGTTCAGATCCTGTGGGACGCTACGACTGATGCGTTTTGTATCGAGCTTGGCGAAAATCAGAGTGGCAACCACGATTACACCATTTTTGGTGGTCTGGTGAACAATGCTGGCTCTGGTAAAACGGGCGACATCAAATTCACGACAGTAGGGCACACATCTGCAGATACGTACACGATCATTCTGTATCTGCGTAAACAATATGGCTAGGTAGGGGATTCCTATGGCTAGGAAAAAAGAGACCCCGATCCGTCGCACCACTCGCGGGAAAGGCGCTAACTATCGCCCTACCAAGAGTGGTGCGGGCATGACCGCAAAAGGGGTTGCTGCGTATAGGCGCAAAAACCCCGGCAGTAAGTTGAAGACTGCTGTCACTGGTAAAGTGAAGCCCGGTAGTAAGGCTGCAAAGCGGCGTAAGTCGTTCTGCGCACGTAGTGCCGGACAAATGAAACAATTTCCGAAGGCTGCTAAGAATCCAAATTCGAGACTCCGGCAGGCAAGGAGAAGATGGAAGTGCTAAATGCCGTACTTGCAGTCGAATATACCGCATTTTACTGCTTGGGTTCGTAGGGAGTACACTAAGAACCTAGAGGAGTATCACGGCGATTTTCTTCATGCGATGGTGGTCGCAGTAACCACCATGCCTAATCGTACACTCAGCTTCCAAGTAATCTTTACCGGATGTGAGTCAGACGACACTGATGAGCCAAATGTTCATGGTGGAGCCATGTGGGCACGTATGCCCCTTACTGCTCTTGTGGCCGACGTGCCGTACGAGGAGTGGCCCACAGAGCTTCCTCCATACATTGCACAGCCTTGGGACTGCATGTCCCACTATCACTCGGTCTACAAAATAGAGCGGGCGTCACCTGCACCGTGGATAGCCAAGGTTGATGGCGAGTTTTACCCTGCCAAGTATTATTTTACCGTGGACTATACGGACAGTGAGGTGGCAGATCATCCTGCGCAACACAAGCAGAGCCATGTACTGGAACTGTTAGACGCAGGAGAATACACAGGCAACATCGTGGCGTTGCCAAATAATCGGGTGCGAGTCACGCATCCTGCGTGGTTTGAGACAGGGCAAGGCGCGCCCGACTTCAAACCAAACCAGCATATCTACAACTCAAAAGAGGATGTGGGGTATGTGTGGGATACCGAGCGCGTGTTCAATAACCTGTACAAGGACGAGTCTAATGAGTAGCAATGAGCTGATGAAGAAGGGCATGAAAGACCTGATGAAAAAAGGTCTTGGCAAGAAGTCTACTAAGCCCGGTAGTAAGGTAAAAGAGCTGGATCTCAGCATGTTTGAGAACATGCCGAAGAAGGCTGCTGGCGGCATGATGAAGAAAAAAGGTTATGCCAAGGGTGGCATGATGAAGAAGGGCTACGCCAAGGGCGGCATGATGAAGAAGGGCTACAAAAAAGGTGGCAAGGTTCGTGGTGCTGGTTCCTGTAAGAAGGGTGTACGTCCAGCCAAAATGGTAAAGATGAAGGGTTCGTAATGCCAAAGGACGCATGTTACCACAAGGTAAAGTCTCGCTATAAAGTCTTCCCGTCAGCGTATGCTAGTGGGGCTATCGCAAAATGCCGAAAGGTCGGCGCTGCTAACTATGGCACTGGCGGCAAAAAGAAAAAGAAGAAGGCTGAAGGTGGTGTTGTGCGAATGTCCAATGGTGGTCTCGCTAGAAGGCGTAGAAAGCGTCCTTCTAGCAATCCTAATGTTGCTAGGGGTTGCGGGATAGTCAAACGTCGCAAGGTTACGAAGTACGTGTGAGGTATTATGGCTGTACGCAAAACCAAAAGCGGGCTGGCGCTGAAGCGGTGGTTTAAAGAGGACTGGAAAGATGTACGCACTGGCAAGGCATGTGGCAGAAAGAAGGGCGAAAAACGCGGAACTCCTTACTGCCGTCCTTCCAAGCGGATTTCTTCAAAGACTCCAAAAACGTCGTCCGAAATGTCGTCCGCAGAAAAGCGTAAGCGCATCAACCAGAAGAAGCGTCTTGGACAGCCCGCAGGCAAACCGAGGCGCGTAGCTGCAGCTCGTAGGAGGAAGAAGTAATGGAAGTGTTTCAAAACGGTAGGTTTTCTAGCGGAGAGCCTGTGTATCAGATTGGCGTGCCGCAAGCTGACGGTACGTATGAGATACACGTATATGATCTTATGACCAAAGAGCAGGCCGAGGCCAAGCTAAAGGAGATGGGTGGCACCCCCGCAGCCGAGGTGGCGGGAGAAGATATTGCCCCTGCAATCTACAAAAGCATGACCAAGGTCGAGCTTGAGGCGTTCATGCGCGAGCATGGGGTTGAGCTGGATCGGCGTAAGACAAAAGCAGCTCTGCTTAAAGAAGTAGACGCCTTTTTCGAGGGTAAGTAATTATGGCAACGTCGGGCACTACCGCATTTGATATGGACTTCAGTGAGATCGCTGAAGAAGCGTGGGAACGCGCTGGTCGAGAGATGCGGTCTGGCTATGATTTGGCCACCGCCCGACGGTCCATGAACCTGATGACCATCGAGTGGCAAAACCGTGGCATCAACATGTGGACTATCGACAGCGGCACAATCTCGCTGACTTCAGGCACTTCGCAGTATAACCTGCCTGCAGATACCATCGATCTATTGGATCATGTCATCCGTACAAATCCCGGCAATTCTGCAACTCAATCAGATCTTACGATCAGCCGTATTGGTGTGAGCACGTATGCGTCGATTCCGAATAAGCTGACACCCGGCAGACTCCTGCAGGTGTGGGTAGAAAGACTCGCTGCACAGCCTAGAAGCAATGTGTGGCCCACTCCTGATAGCAACGACTACACCTTTGTGTATTTTCGTATGCGGCGTATACAGGACGCTGGTAGCGGCGTGCAGACAGCGGATATGAGTTTCCGGTTCTTACCATGCCTAGTTGCAGGTCTGGCCTACCACATCGCCATGAAGGTGCCAGAGCTGGCTGGTCGTGTAGAGATGCTGAAAGCAGCGTACGAAGAGCAATACAGTCTGGCTGCTGGAGAAGACCGAGAGAAGACTTCAGAGCGGTACATACCGCGTGTTTCTAGGGTGTAGCATGTCAAACAGGTTTGCATCACTGAAACGAGCGATAGGCGAGTGTGATATCTGTGGATTCAGATATAAGCTGCGCGAGCTACGTAATGTAATACGCAAAGGCAATGATACTAATCTGAAGGCGTGCCCTGAGTGTTGGGACGCTGACCACCCACAACTGAAACTTGGTATGTATCCGGTCAATGACCCACAAGCCATACGTGAGCCACGAGTGGATTATCCGGGCTACGCAACAAGCAGGTCATACGTATATGCAGGGTCTCTTGATGCAAAATTAGAGTTTGTGGCTAAAGTATCACTAGGTACAGTCACAGTAACAACTTCGTAGGAAGTACAATGGCAATGACGAGGGCAAACATGAGCAAGCAAACAACCGGATTCCCCGATCTTACTGGTGACGGCAAGGTCACCCAGAAGGATATTCTGAAGGGTCGTGGGGTAAAAGGATTTAAAGCAGGCAAACTGGTGCGATCCAAAGGTGCAGCCAAGGGCGGCATCAAGATGCGTGGTGCTGGTGCGGCTGTACGAGGCACCATGTCTCGCGGACCTATGGGGTAAGTTATGAACTATACCAGCCTGAAAGCTAATATAGAGGATGTGTGTGAACAGACGTTCACAGCAGACCAACATGCTTTGTTTGCACAACAGGCTGAACAGTTAATCTATAACTCCGTAGAGTTTCCTGCTCTGCGGAAAGTAGATACTGGACCGCTTACTGCCACAAACAAACTGTACACTCTGCCTTCGGACTACCTGTATACTTACAGCTTGGCAGTAATTAGCAGCAACACCACGAACTACGTTCTAAACAAGGACGTAAACTTTTTACGTGAAGCCTACCCCATAAACACTAGCGACCATTATGGTCTGCCACGTTTTTATGCGTACTACAGCGACACGCAAATAATGCTAGCCCCCACACCTGACTCTGCTTATGTCATTGAGCATGTGTACGGATATTATCCTACGTCTATCGTTACAGCGGGTACTACGTGGTTGGGAGACAACTACGACACTGCACTGCTGAACGGTGCCTTGATGGAGGCCGTGCGGTTCCAGAAGGGTGAGGCAGACGTAGTGGCTATGTACGAGAAGCGCTATTTGCAAGCGATTGGCCTGCTACAGCGCGTTGGTGACGGTAAACTTCGTCAGGACATGTATCGTTCTGGACAGGTCCGTGTGCCGCTGACGTAAGGAAATATAATGGCAAGCACGCACACCATATGTACCTCCTTTAAAGTCGCCCTGCTTGACGGGGAAATGGACTTTAGTAGCGATACTACACAGACATTCAAGATCGCGTTGTACACCTCTAGTGCCACACTTGGCGCTGCGACTACAGCGTATACTACCTCTAACGAGGTAAGCGGCACTGGCTACACTGCTGGTGGAAATACTCTAACTATAGCGGCCAACCCGACATCATCAGGAACTACGGCGTTTCTGGATTTCAGTGATGTTACTTGGTCCTCGTCATCAATCACTGCGAGGTCTGCTCTGATATACAAATCAGGAGGCAGTAATCCCGCCATCGCAGTGATTGACTTTGGTGCCGATAAACAAACCAGCTCTGCGGATTTCGTAATTCAGTTCCCGCAGGCAGATGCAGCTAACGCGGTGATTCGCATTGATTGATTGCAGTTTCTAGCAGTTGGGTGTATTACTTGTAGTATTC